TTATTCATTTGAATTCTCGATATCCACAGATGATTTTCTGGATCGCTTACCCGTCTTTTTCCCATGCTTATTTTGAGTAGATGCGTGAAGTAGGCGGTTATTGAGTGCATCAGAGAGGCCGTCGAACGAGACTGCCTGCTCAAGTCCGCGCACGTCATCGGCATCAAATGTGACATAGCGCTGAGCCTGGATCTTGATCGACGCACCGACCATTTTCTCGCGCTGCATGTCGGTAAAATCCGAGAGCTTGTTGGCGTAGTGCTCGTATGTCGCGCGCAGGTCATGCGGCCTGATATTAGCGTTTGTGAGACCAGCCCTCTTGAGGGTCGTCCGCCACGCGCTCGCGATGCCGTCAGCTCGCATGTGCTTGCTGGGCTGGCCGCGGCGCGGGTACACGTAAGGCGTAACAAGATCGGCCGCCCGCTGTTCAGCGAGTCGGCGCAGGAGAATCTGAGCAACGAATTCATTGATCGGGACCGGGCGCCCCTTCCTGGTTCTCGTTGTCTCATCTCTGACCTGAAGCGCCCGCGCCACGAAGTCGATATCATCCCACCGCAGGTGCATCTGCTCGCCGCGACGGATCCCCATGAAGAGGTACATCGCAACGAATGGGAGTGCGGTACCGTGGGCGTTAGTGACGAGGGCGATGATTTGATCTCGAGTCAAGACCTTGAGCTTGCGAGACACGACCTCCGGAATCTCGAATTCCGGCAGGACTCGGATGTACCCCTTGGTGATCTTCACCCAACGGAGGTACCCACCCAGAACCTTGCGGTGGTTCCTGAGATCGCCGACCGTTGCCCGATCGCAATACTTAGCCCAGAGCTGGTCATTGATGTCAGCGAAAAATCGGTTCCCGAAGAACTTGAGCAAATGGTTTTCCCAGATGCTATCGATCTCTTTTAGAGTGCCGCCGGCGATTTTCTTGCGGCCCTTCACGGTTCCCGCGGCTTGGTTCTCGCGAAAGGCGTAGTAGTCATTCCAGACGTGCTTAAGTCGAAACTTGAACGCGCTCGCGCCAAGCGAGTCGCGCGTCGCCTCATGAAGCTCTTTCGCCTTAATGGCCTTCTCGTCAGAAGTGAAGGCGCCAAGAACCCTCTCGTCGTCGCCACATCGGTAAACGTACTTGTCACCAATCCTGAACAAACGATCGACGATCTTGATACGCTTTGGTCGCGTTGACTCACCCATGGCTCACCCACCGCCTAGCCGCAGCGCTTGCGAAGTTCTTTGTCTCTTACCTCGTTCCAATCGACGAGAGTCATATTTCGAGGGCCGTATCGTTTAATCTCGTTGCGAGAAATTCTATTCTGAAGAGTGCGCCTGACGTACGGCGGAGCTGGGAGCTGCCATAGCTCCTGAAGTTTAACCAGGCATTCGTCTAGCGTGATTAACTCTTTACCCTTCATGTCTTCGATGCTCTTTGGTCTTGCCATAATCACCTCAATAGAATCTGCGTCTAAGTCGCTCGATCGCACATGTCCATCAATTTTCGCGTCGCGTTTTGATGTTGGACAGCGGCGGACAGTGATGGACTGTGGCGGACAATTATTGAAAACGATTCTCACAACCCACGTTGCCCCCTCTCATGCTGAAATCAGGCGAGCGCTCGCCTGCCTTATCACACACACCGACCAGACATGCCAGGCCCATCCCGGCACGAGCGCTCGTCTCAAATCCCCGTCTTTCCGAGGTGTCATGAAGCGGGCCGGTCGCGACTCCGGCTCCTGCTATGGTCTCTCTTCTAAGCTCCTCCACCCATGAGAGTTGAGAATTCTCATGGGCGCTCATTAAAGAGCCGTGGCGCGTGATTGTAACCATAGTCGGGAACTTCTGCTTTCGCTTTCCCTGCGTTTCTCTAGCGAAGCTTTGTATGCTCACGCCCTTCGGCAGAACTCTCATGCTCCACAGCTTCCAACGCCGCCGCCTCAACGAATCACTCAAAGCCCCGCCTTAAACTCCTGCGTGCTTTAACGTAGCGTGCGGACACACCTATCTACGCCTTTGAGCAATTCACTCAAGCCTCGGTCTTTCCCGAGCGTCATCACCTCGTGGACATTTATAAAGGCCATCTGGAGGTGAGCCCTACATCCAGCCTTAAGTCATCACCTCAGGGAATGCGCCCAGGACTTGGTTTCCTTGGGAGGGACGGTGCCCCAAGCGCATTCCCCGAAGCGACGACTTCGGGAGTTGGTTAAAAGACGCCATCCATATCGTCATCCCCATCGGTCGCTTCTGAAGCGTTCGTCTCGCTCTGTGCAGCTGCAAGCTTCGGCAGCTCCCAGTCATAAACAGGCCTTGGTTGATGCGACTTCGCCATTGCTCGCGCAGCCTCCTCACTTACTGGTGTAACTCGATAAATGCTTGACCCATTGAAATACTGGGTTGTGAACGTGTCGCCCTCGCTCGGAATGTCAATTCGGCCCATCACCGCTCCAAAGCGCTCCTCTTCGGTCACACGTCCAGCCATGCGAACATGGCCCATTAGTTCAACAACCGCCCACTTCTCAAATGCCATCCCCATGCCCCTTTCTGGATTCGATCAATTGATCATTCTGCTATGCTTGTTTACGATCTCGATGCACTCCTCTCGCGTCAGCAAACCGCGCGACGTGAGATTGTGAATCAATCCGCTCAGAATGTTCGACGCGACAACGCTCTCGCTCGCCTCTTGGCCGGTCCAGAAAAATGCCGACGCCCCATGCTTGCTGACTCCCAACAGAAAACCTGTCGGATGCTGATCCATCGCTTTTTTTAAAATTTGCTCGTTCATCACTCACCTACCCCTATGCTCATGAAAATTGGCGCAACAAGCACGCCGACTACAAATGCCAAAATAATCGCGGTCACGATCCACGGCGCCGGCACGCGCACGATGCGAACAGGCCACGGACGACCGACGATTTCGCCGTTTCTAATTTCAATGACTTCAGAAAGTTTCGGCGCGGTCATGCCGTCACCCCATGCGCAGCAAGCGCCTTGGTCCACTTCTCCTTAACGTCTTCCGCACAATGAGCCATCGCATCACTCCATATCGGCCATCGACCATGATCGTTATAAAACTTGTACTGGTAGTACATGCTCTGTTGATTATGCGGCATCTCGGGCGCGTGATCGACGGCGCACTCCTGACAAACGCCAGGCTTACATGGAAGAAGCTTCCAGCCACCGAGGTGATTTTCTTGCGTGGCCCCCGCGGTCATGCCGTCATCTCCCTATCCGTAATCTCATGCACGACGGTCACCCCGATCTCACGCCTAAGTTGCTCCGCCATTTCGTAAGCATAAGTCCTAGCGTCTTTCGGATATTTTGGCGGTCCATCTTCAGTGACGTAAAGTTCTGCGTCGATCGCCTGGGCCATCTCGACAACACGCCGCCCAGCCTCTTCCCATTCTGCAAGCCGCTTATCGAGCGTCAGAGCAAGCGCATGGAGTCGCTCGACCCTCATTTGAACTTCTTGTTTCATACTCACTCCCACTCCAAATCGATCTCTTGCAGAGTCATCAGCGCGTCGAGATCATTTGCGATGCCCTCGCGCTCGATCTCATCGATTGATTCATCGGCGAGTATCACGCTCAGGCGAGCGATTTCGGCTGCGACGTCGTTCATGGCTTTGGCTCCTCGAACTTCAGCTCCTCGAGTTTGAGCTTGCTGACTTCGTCGAGTACGTTCTTGAAGTGCTCCTCGATCGTGCCCTTGAAGCCCGCAATCAGCTTCGCTCGACGCAGGTTGTACCACTGCTCATTGACGTTAAATGTCTGACCAATAACTGGCCCGCCATTTCTGTAGAAATCTACTGCCGAAATGTTGCCGATTTCCGTTTTGCTCATCGTAACGATGTACTCGCTGGTATTGCCTGTCTGGCCTATGATCTTCATAGAGCCGCCTCCGCGCACACGGGAGCACCAGCATGCATCTTAATGACTCGATCGTCAGATTCAGGCGCGAATGCTTCACCGACTTTCGTTAAGAAGTACTGAAATCCGTCATCTTGAATTTCACGCCGAAGAACGGCGAACGTCGTTTCATCAAGAGCTTCGGCGCCATCTAAACAGATGAGCTTTGATGGACCCGCCACGGCACGAGCGATCGCGATTGCCAAACGCACGGCCGCACTCGATGAAAGATTTTCGATCTTCACGCCATCCAAAAAGAACTCGTCGCCTTCGTAAGAGAGGCCCTGGATCGGCATCTCTGCTTTTGTAAGTAAGTTTGAACCAAAGACCGCAAGCTTATCGACGATCACATCTAGATCGCTTGCGAACTTTTCAGCTTGAGTAGCTGCAAGCTTAAGAGTCCCGACTTGATCATGGCGCTGCTCAAGCGCGCGTCGATCAGCTCTGAGTTGAAGTTCTTCCAGGCAATCTTGAATCTGCCCGTTCCAACCTTCGATTGCGGCCTGATCTGGACCTTGGCTTTCCGGTTCATTCTTAAAACTCTCGAGCTTGCTTCGCATCACTGAATTCAACGACCGGTAGTGATCAATCGCCCTCTTTAGCTCAACAATGCGGGCTTCGAGTCCGGCGAGCTCACGCTCCTTTGTCTGAATCTCAGCCTCGTTCAATTTGATGTCATTTTCATCCGCTTCGATTCTCTTTGCGCGTTCGCGCTGCGCGGCCGCCTTGCCTTGCTCGATCGCGATGTTCTGCTTGAGAACCGCAATATGATCACGAATCTCAGATTCTGGCTTTGAAGACGTCGAATCTGGAAGGGGCGGAAGCTCGGCAAGCTTCACGCGAAATGTTTCGGTCTTGGTCTTCGCATCTTTGTTTGCTTCAGCACGACGCTGATAAAAATAACGATGCGTTTGCTGAGCGACCTTAAGACCGTGCTGAGCGTAGTCGACGGGAGGCAAACCAACTGGACTTGCTCCCACAGCCGCGGCTAGATCGGCTTCGGTAAGCTTGATCGGAATCGCCGAAAGTAAGATTTCAGTGCGGCGCTTCGGATCAAGAAGCTCAAGCGGATTAAATGCGCCGGCGCCAAAAAACTTATCGAGAAACGTCTGGGGCTGTTGCGCTGTGAGGTCGCCGCGCTTCACAACAAGCGCCTGCTTGCCGTCTGACTTGAGACGACGACGAACGACGGTTTGATCGTCGAATTCGACGATGATCTCAGCTTCAGTCTCGCCCTTTTTTACGAGCGAGCCGTCGGTTGAACCGCAGAGCCCAGTCTCGAGCGCCTTCAAAATCGATGTCTTGCCCTGGTTGTTCGCGCCGACAATCTGGTTAACTGAACCAGGACTGATTTCGGCTTCTGAAATCGTGAGAAAATTTTTGATTTGAAGCTTTGCGACTTTCATGCGGTCTCCATCATTCGTGTTTCAACTTCGTTTTTCGCTAGCGTCATGCCGTCTGGCTTCACGTTAGCTAGGCGCTCAGCAACGAGCTGCTTGTGCGACTCCATCAGTGCGTCTACCAACGACATTGCGCCGCTTTCAGTGTGATCGTGACCATCGACAAAGATCGCCTCGATCTCGCCATCGGACGAAAAATCGACCTCGAGGTTTGCTCGAGTTGCGATTCCGAAGTGCGAGTCAGACAAAACAAATGAAAGGGTGTGAGTCATGCTACACCCACTGCGTAGGACCTGAGTCCCACGGCGGTTCGGAGTTTGGCGCTGGCTCGGTCTCGGGCTTTGCCTCGGCAGCTTTGGCTTGCGTCGGCGGCGCATCAGCTTGCGCCATCGCTTGAGACAAGCGACTTGGCTTCGGGCCAACGTCGCGCGCAGGCGCCGGGGATTCGTCAGAGCCAGAAAAATCGAACAGCTCATCCTCATTCCGAAATACCGCGTCGAGGTCAGAAGACATCGGAAGCCGCTTCGAAAGGCGGCGGATCGCAGTCTTCCTGCGCATCTCATCAGAGAATGGACCAGTCCACGGGCCAGAGTCCTTTGCTCGCGAAACGTTACGCACGTCTTGAACCTGAGTCTCGGTCAGGACTTCGATGTAGACCGCCTCGTCTTTCGTTTTCGCAAGAGCATAGACGCCGATAATCTTCCCGCGCTCGCCGAACATGAGCGGCTCGTGCTCGAGATGCTCACCGTCGCCATCGACCCAGTATCGAAACTTATCGTGCTCGCGCACGACTTGCGCAGTGATCGCCGCGAGTTCGCCAGAATTGCGGACTTTCTTGAGAAGCCCGCCGAACATAGGCATGTATTGAACCATCGGCCCGTTCTTCGTTTTGAAGATCACGAGCGCGGCTTCGCGGCCGTCCGGAAGAAGGCCGTCTTGTGCAGATTTCATGCATGCGCCGTAGAGCGACCGGCGATCAGCCGCGAGCAAGTCAGGATTTGCTTGCACCGCAGTCAGAACGACGCGCACGAATTTCTCAGACGGAATCTGAGACGGGAGCGCGAGCTTGAATTGCTCCTCCATTTTTTGGAGGCTCGACCGAAGCTCGTCAATCGGAGCGAGTGCTTTTGTGGCTGGCGCCTGCGTGCTCATGCCGATTTCTCCTTTTTCCAATTAACTCTGAATCCGCGGTAGGCCTTGCATTCATATTCGACGTGGCCGCCGGCAACGACGCCGGCAGTGATTGAAAAGCCGTCAGCTATTGCCTTCTCAGCATCGCCAATCGTCATGAGAAGCTGAGCTTTGATCGCATCGCGAGCCGATTCGATTTGCTTCGCAGAATCACCGAGCTCGCGATACTTGAGAGCGAGGCCCGTGATTTCTTCGTTGCCGCGCGCATCGAAAACCTTGCCGGCCATCGCATTACTATAAAGCTGAGCGATAAACCCAGCGTCGCGAGCGAAATCAATCGGCGGCATTTCACCGCGGTTAACGCGGTCCCAAAATGCTGCGACTTTCGAACGCAGAGAATCGATGACGTCAGCTTGCGGTTCGCGCTTAAGAAGTACGACGCGGTTCCCGCCAACCAGTGCGCCGATGTAACCGAATTTTCGGCCAGTCACAGCAAACTGATGCTGGAGCTGGAGCTCGATGTGAAGCGGAGCTTCGACGCCCTCGTCAGAGACAAGCCAGCCGTCGCGAAATGCGAGAGCGTCGACGTTCTTGATTTCAAGAAGGCCCTCGTCGCCGATCGCAAAATCGAATGACGAGCCCATGCGGAGCTCTTCGTCGCGCACGTACTCATTCATGCGACGAATCTCCCAGCCCTGGTCTTCGGCAATGCCGTGAGCGATTGCGTCTTGAAGCCTGTTTCCCCAGAGCATGCGTTCGTTCGACTCAAGCTCAACGATGACAGCGTCTTTCTTGCGCGTGAAAAGCTCGAGTTCCGTGCAGTACGGAGAAAGATTAAAGAGAGCCGGGGACTCCGTGCTCGTGACGTCGACAGCTCTGAGTTCGCGCCAGTGCTGCTCATTTTTTGGTTCAATTGCTACCGCTGCCATCGCTCACCTCACCGTGAAAAAACTTCATTTAATCTGTTGCACTTTATAAATGGCTGTCCTGGCGCTATATGAATCCTCAAACAAACAAAAGGAGCTCACGTGAACCAGGACAGCCTGTATCAACTCTATCTTCGCTACTTCGCATTCGTTCGCTCCGACGGAACTCTTGTCTCTCTTCTTGACGCTGACCAAAACACCAAGTTCTCAACCGACCACTATGTCGTGATCGCCAACGCCGTTGATGATGCCAAGCGTGGCGTCATGCGCGCGCCGGAAAAGATCGCCGAAGCGCCCTCGGGCTCCGACAGCACGCCAGGCATTCGCTAACGAAGGCCGCTCACGCCGCGCTCGAATTCCCTGCGTCTGACTGCGATCAGGCGCAGGCCTTCGACGATCGCAACTTTCGCCATCTGCTCGGCGGTAAGTCCGAAATCTCCGGCTGTGCGATTGAGCATCCCAAGGGCGTCACTGTTGCGCGCGAATCCGATCTCGACTTTTACACTCTCGGCCGCCTGCGTTTTCGCATCCGCCGCGTTCGCGGTGCGGCTACAGGCTTCGTCCGCAACCGACACTTTCGCCTCTGCTCCATCCACCGTTTCGCGCACGATCTTCTTCACTTCTTCGATCAGACCCATCACTCACTCCCGCGCCCGAGGCGCACAAATGCTTAAAAACAAATTAGATTTACAATTACGCTCTCTTAAGCTTTGCAGCGGCCCGCGAGCGCACGTCTGCAAAATGGGCGCGCTCAAATCGGCTAACCGGCACCCCGGTCATCTTTGCAATTGGCTTGATGATCTTTGTGGGAACGGCCGCGATTTCGCGCTCGATGTTCGATATGAACTGCGCCGACATGTATCCGAGCGCGCGCGAGATATCGAGCTGCGACAGGCCCGCCGAGAGCCGGGCTTTTTTGATGAGACGGTTGAGTTTCATATGTCCTCCAGCCCGTGGGCTGCGTTTATTTTGGGCAAACACGTACCCAATCGCCTGGACTTTTTCGCCAAGGCGTGTTAATGGCTTATTTACGGTATACTGTCTGGAGATTAACCGGCTTCGGATAACCCGCTTCTTTTAAGACGATCTCGCAAGGCGACCATGCGACCATACAGCTCGACGCCAGGTTTCTGTTTCCCGGCGCAGATATTCCAGAAGTACGGACCAGTGATGCCTAATCGCTTCGCGGCCGACGTTTTGGTCATTCCGCTTTTCTCGAGAAGCAACATGAGTTCCTTGAAGACTGATTCATCCATGACGATATTGATGCCATGGTTTTCTAAATTTAGATACTCATTATTTTCTATTTTTAGAATATCGGCGGTTTTGTGATGACCACAACCGCCATGGCGGCAAAGAGAATTGCTGATAAACTATTGGAATTAGGCAAGAAACAAAATTGGCTTGCCGTCGAGGCTGGCGTCGCCCCGTCGGTCTTGAAAAGATTTCTCGAGGGTGGCGGATGCACCATTGAGACGCTTGCGGCGCTGGCTAAGCCCCTCGGGATTGAAACCTGGGAGCTACTTAAGCCGATTAATGAGCGGGATGAGTCGATAGCTGGCGACGACTCCGAGAGCGATAAAAGCTGGAGCGGCATCCCGGTCAAAGGCGTCGCGGCCGATGATGACGGATGCAGCAAGGCAGCCGAACAGGATAGCGATGGCGGCCCCGGACAACCACCACAGTACGTGTTGGCCACCCACAATGGCCCTTCGGAAATCAAAGAAACCCGAGGCGGGATCACTTCCAAGAAAGCGAACGAAGAGATAGGCAGTGGCCCCAGCGGCAGCAAACAAAACGGCAGGCCCGCCGCTATCTTGTCTGATCGCAAATCCAGCACCAAAGCCAGTCAGAATGTAAAGCAAGATGACAACCCAGCGGCGATGATCCATACCCTCCCATCGGACATCGCCGAACAGATCCTTAGCGAATTAAAGTCAAAAAGCTTACAGACCATCGCCGAGCAAGAGAAAGAAATCGAGGCGTTCAAGGCAAAGATCACTCGCCTTGATCGGATCTCGGCGGCTTACGAAAATGCAACAGACGAAATTCGCGCGGCCGTCGATCAGGCGCTTTCCTTTTCTCAGGACGATCTTGACCGCGCCGAAGCTCGAGCGCGTCAATCTCCGCAAGAGCCATCTTTAAAAAAGTCTTGAGCACTTTAAATTCGGCCACCAGTACCTCGCATCACTGCGATACGTGTCGGCGCGCCCCAACCAAACTAAAGTCAGCGAATTGCAAAAACCCACTGGCAACATAAACTTAGTCGATACGTGTTTTAAAATGAGACCTCGACGCCACGGCAGCTTAGGTGCGGTCTTAAGCAAGGCGACTATCATTTCGAGAATCGACAAATTATTTTTTGAAGTCGAGTAGCTTACTCAGTGGAACGCCGATGATCTCGGCAATGCGGGCAAGTGTGGTAATTTGCGTGTCTGACGTCCCGGCCTCAAGCTTACTCACGGTGCCAGTCGACATCCCCGACTCAAGCGACAGCCGGTCAATGCTATAGCCCTTCGATTTACGAACGCGCGCCACGTGCTTCCCAAGAGCTTTCAAGAATGCTGGCTTATCGAAGTCGAGTTCATCGTGTGTCATCTGCGGCCATTATCGCCAGATGCCGACGGGACTCCTTTCGTATAAGAAAGGATTAAAAGAAAGGTGAGTGCGCTTCATCTTGAGACGACGTGCTTAAGTTCTCTTAACCGCTCTCAGGTGCGGTTGTGAGATGCCGATAGAATTCGCGGAGGTTCTCATGTATTTGACCCGCGCACTACTGATTGCACTCTCCTTAATCGTTACTGGCTGCATGGCATTCCCAAAGTACCCAACTGAGCGGATTGCGACCTACTCTTATGGGGGCAAAGCGCCATCTGCCAAAACGGTGAAAATCTCGAATGTTGAGTTGAGCGAAACACAGCTCGCATTCTCGGTTAGGAACGATGGCAAATCGACACTAAAGATTCTCTGGGATGAGACCGTGCTTGTGATGCCAGACGGCGCGGCTAAGAAGGTCCTTCCGGTTGGAACGAAGTACGCCGATGCAACTCGCTCAATCCCGCCAGCGGTTATTCCCGCCGGAACATCGCTCGAAACTGCAGTATCTCGAGTTGACGGCATCAGCTTCGAGCATGGCTACTGGCAGAATGAGAGTCTTATTCCGTGCGGATCGAACATGGATCATGCTTTGAACCCATGCGATCCAAAACAGTATGATGGAAAGCAGCTGTCCCTGCTTCTCACGATTGAGCAAGGCGATAAAAAGTCAGAGCTTCGAATCGATGGCGCACTTGGTATTAAGCCAGAATATGCGACATGGAGAGAGAAGTGGGAGGCCGAGAAGAAACCAAAATCTCAGACCCCCGCATCATCTAACACTCCAGCGCCGAGCGGAGCCTAAGTCGTCATACCGCCCCACAACCACCCGCAATCACTACCAAACATGGCGTGAATTCTTTTGCCTTGCGTTATGCACCTGATATATGTATAATAGGTGCATATGCCGACGATCTTCTTGCTGCTCGGAAATATAAGCGTGACGATCAACCCGAAAGACAGGCACCGCTTTCCGCACGTCCACATCTACAAAGGACATCCGAAACGGCCTGACGCCTCGGCCCTGATCGCGATCGGCTCTTGGGAGATCTTGGAGGCAAGCGGATTCAGCGAGGCCGCCCTGAACGGAATCATTGAGGGACTGAAGGCTCGCCACGAAAAACTCATGCTCAAATGGAGGGAGCTAAACGATGACTAAGAAGAAGGCGAAAATCAAATATGGTAACGTTGAGCTTGAGTCGGGCACATTTGAGCCCCGCAACGTGAAGGAGCGGGTCAACACATTTATCGACGAAGACGTTGTGGATTGGCTTCGCAATGAAGCCGCAAAGATCGGCGTCGGATATCAAACGCTTCTCAATATTAAGCTGCGCGAAGCGATGCAAAAGCCATCGCTTGAAAAACGCATTGAGGCGCTCGAGCGGAAGTTCGATAAGCACGGGTGATCAGCCGGCCTTCTCGACGTCTCGCTTGGTCTTGCGCTTTGCCCTGATGCCTTTCATGAGCTTCTTGCGATCGGCCTCGACCGAGTGTTCATCAAGCCACGCGTCAGGGAAGCGCTCTTCAAACAGCACCTGTACTTCGTGTGATTTCTTTTGATCGAGCAACAGGCTACCGAAAACTTCAGTCGCCCGCATCGGAACGATCTCGACTTTATGTTCGCGCTTCATGTCGGCAATGAAATCCATCGCGTCTTTTGAGAACTCCCAGGCGACAAAGATGCCCTGCTTCTTTTTCTCGCGCGCGAGGGCACCAAAGAACTTCTGCATGTCGGGGCGGCCTGAAGCCGTCTTCTGGTTTTTTACTTGGATCGGATGTCCAGCGGCGCTCCATCCATCAATGCCGCCGTCGCCAGACCGGCGCTCATTAACGTCCCAGCCCATCATCTCGCAAACCGTCTCTGCAAACACATGACCGTTCATTGCGCGCAGCTCGGTGGCGGATTGCGGGAGGTTCTTAAGCTCAAACTTTTCCTTGGGGCATTCGCGATTGATTCGCTCCGCCATGATCTTGCAGGCCACGGGTGAGACGTCGCCAACGACGAAGCGGCGCCCGGTGGCTGAAGCGACTTTAGCGGTGGTGCCTCCGCCAGCAAAGCAGTCGAGTACGATGTCGCCGGGACCCGAGGCGCAGTCGAGAATGCGCTTGATGAGAGCCTCGGGCTTTTGCGTGGGGTAGCCCAAATTTTCATGGCTTACGAACTGAACATCAGTCCAAAGTGATTGAATGGGCACGCCCTTGCCTTCATCCAAATACTGCTTTCTTTGCGGAGTGGAACCTGGTTTTGACTGAACAACGATTCCAGCCTCGATCAATTTCTGCATTTTCTCCTTAGAGTAGCGCCAGTGCTTCTTCACCCCCATTACTTCGTAATACGGATTGCCCTTCGCCGCTCCCCCTGGGCCGAGAAGTGTATTTAACCTATATCTTCGGCCCGTCTCAGGCTCCACATAGCGAAACATTTTATCGATGTACCCGTCGGTGTATGCCGACATCACTGGATAGAATTTGGACTCCTGGGACTTAACATAGAAAAAGATCGTATCCGTGTTTGGATCAAATCCTAAGCGTCCTTGATGAACATTGTTTTTTACCGTCTTTACCCTCTGCCAGATAATCTCGTTTACGAAATTCTTTTCCCCAAAAACATCATCCAGCATACACCGCAACCGATGCGACGCATGCCAATCACAATGCAAGAAAATGCTCCCCGACTTCTTGAGCTTCCGATGAATCAGCTCGATTCGCGGTCTCATCCACTCAATATAATGTGAAACTCCGCCAGCGAATCGATCGCCAAACGAACGAAGCTCATACCCATTGCCCCAAATGACCTCATAGTTACGATTCGAAAAAAACGGCGGATCGATGTAGCAAAGCCCCACGCTTTCGTCGGGTACGTCTTTGAGCCAGTCGAGATTATCGCCACAGATAATGTGATTTTTGTTTACATCAATTTTCATGGCCGAGTTGTCGGCGCCTTCAATTCCAACCATGACTTAAGATCTCTTTACCACACCTCTGGCGAGTCTTGAATTACGCAACAACTGGCGCCGACGGTTGACTCTCGAGCTCTTTCAAATGCTCACGAAACTTCGGCATCGTCATCGAAAGCGACGCGCCAGGATCATCCTTGCGTGACGGCGCAACTTCGTCGTGCCCAAGCACAAAGTCGAAATCGAACACGTCGGGCTTATTGCTCTTGAGCCAGCGGAGGAGCGCGATCAGTGCCGTCTCTTGCTCCGGCGTGTACATCTCGTAATAGCCAGGCTTCACGTTGTCTTTGCCGGATGAATATCGCACGCACGCTTCGTCGTACATGCGACCGAACCACGATTTGAATTTGCCGCCGCCGACTTTTTCAAGGCCGCCCGCGCAATCAATCTCAATGCCGACAAGCTCGTCACTCACTGAACCAGAGAGCCCAGGCCAAGAGCTTGATCCGGCGTGATAGCCCCATTTGTCGAGATCGAAATTCTGGTACACGGTGCCGTCTTTTGCGATCAAGAAAAAGCAGTAGCCGCTTTCGATACCCCAGCTCAACGAGCTCTCGGCCGATGAGCCAGAGGTGAAGTGGACGATCGCGCCTTGCGGGTACCCATTCGCATATCGCCCGATGGTCTTCATGAGACCGCCCACATTGTGAATTGCAGCCGGATAGCGAAGACGACCAAGACCTATCGCATCCGGATTCGGACGCTCAGGAAGTTTGGTCGGTGGCGAAACGGGCTGTACCGGCTTCACTTCTGCAACTTTCGTCTCTTTATTTGCAAATCCGCGTTTGATCCAGTCAATGAGCCCCATGGTCTTCCCCCAATTTTTTAGCCGCTGTTTCTCGATGTAAGCGCTTCAAGCGTGCGACGGCCGCGCTGAAGACCTTTTTCATTTCATACGTGCATGACTCACCGAGAAGTCGGCACGCCTGATCAAGTGACGTCTTAAGCGAATTCCAGTCTTCGGCTGACTGACAAATCGCTCCCCCACGCGCGGGTAGTGTTTTGCGCGGATCAACAGGGTCTGGTCGCTCCGGCTGCGGCTCGAGAAAATCAATGAATTCATCGAGCGTCATTTCTTCGGTGCGATCAGATAGAGTCCAAGCGCAATCAGCCCCCGCGCGCATGACGCCAGCGACGGCGCAAACGCGGGTATCGCGCACCTTCACTTGCTGACAGCTAGCGAGCAGCGTCGTGGCGCACAAAATCAGAAAGAGCTTTTTTGCCTTTTGCCCTAGCATCTTTGAACTCCTGGGAGTCAATACCTGACGACTCCGCTATCGCCCGCACGCGCACGTATTCAACCGTGTACGCGCGCTCAAGGGCTTTATTCTTAAACGCGATCAATTGAAGGTCGAACGACGTGTGCATGTACTCGTAAATCTTATCTGCGAAGCGCGCTGCGAAGAACGTGATGATGTAGCCGAACGGACCCCACGCGAGCAATGGGACGGCCGCGAGAAGGCTTGCTATTGCCTTCTCAACAAGGATGTCCCACACAAGCGATTTAAAAAGGTCGCTGGCGTCGATCACGTTACGCCGTCTTCACAAAAAATTGTCGATAAATCTGGTTGAGCAAGACCATCACCGCCGAAAGCGTGCCAGCATTCACAAGAGCCGCAGCGAAAGGCATGCCGCCAGCCATGAGCCCGACGACACCACCCGCGACGGTAAGAACCAAGACAATTAGCAAGCGATATTTACCGGCGAATTCACCTAGCTTCGTTCTGACTAAAAGCATGAGGCCTTGCACGACAAGCGCGACGATGCCGAGCGTGCCCATTCCGGCCACACCTCCAAGCGCTTTCACGAATGCCGATAGCTCCGCGTCCGACGGTGCGGCAACAGCGTCAACCGCGGGCGGCACAACAACTTCCGGCGCTGGCGAAGCGGATGCCTCCGGCGCTGGCGTCGAGGCGACTTCTTGCGCGTGCGCAGGCATGGGCGTGAGCGCGATCGGTGCTGCGAGCGGCGTGAGCGCGATTGCAAGTGCGAATGCTGCGAAATACTTTTTCATTTACTTACCTTTCGTTTCGAGCGCGTGAATTCGCGACTCGTGTTTATCCAAATCTCGTTCGTTCCTTGTCGTCTTCTCGATGATCACGAGCAGCTTTGCGTTCAGCTCATCGAGCGATGTCCGCATCCCCGTTGCCGTTGAGACTCCAAATCCGATGCCGGCTGCAATCGCTGTTTTGAATGCCCAGTCAACGAATTTTGAGAAGTCCATCTCTCACCCCACTCCAAACGCACACGCCGCCAAAATCACTACAAGAATCAAGATCCACATTTGTTGAATCATGTGTTGCTCCTTAGCGTGGTCCGAAGCAAATGACGTCGACAGTGAACGCCGTTGCTGCGCTGATTGTTGAGCTACCAGATGTCATCTCCGGTGAAATAATATTGAATCCGTTGACCGTTTGGGATGACACCTTCGGCACCGCAAATGTCGTTCCTGAAGCGCCGATGCTGGCCGGAACGCACTTCGGCTTAACAGACCCAAACGGCGCGCTAAACGTTACTGCGCATGTTCCGCTTGAAATATTTCCTACTGAAATCCAGCCGGTCGTCGAAAGATCGGATACGCTCGATGATGAGCTGCATGTGATAGTTGCGTATTCGGTTCTGGTCATACCGCTCGAATTGCTCGTTACATTGCCTGTAAGCACCAGGGCAGGCAGCGGCGAATCAATCGCAAAGATTGTCCATTCGACTGCCGAACGAAGGCTCGCCGGATAAATATTTACAGTCGCCGTGCCGGTCGCCTTTGATTGAAGACTTACTGTTTTTGAGGCCGTTGACGTTGCGTCTAAAATGCCGCAGAGGCGCATTGGAAATACCGAATCAACAGAGTTAGCAAGCGTCGAGTTGGATGCGCCGGACTCCATCAGCGTTGTCGTTCCATCCCATAAGCGAACGGAGGCATTGGCTGCCGCTGTGCTTGAGTAGATTTGCGTGCTCGCGCAGACATAGTATCGCCCAGCGCGGGCAGGTGTGAACGTGATACCGGGGAGTGCGCTTCCGCTTGTTGTGACCGTTCCGAAATTCCTGTTTGTCGATTCAACAAGAGCACATGATGCATCCGCGGCCGGATCGCCATATGATGTATTCGTTCGAGCCCACGCGCACGTGCTGTCGTGATAGCCAGACCATGATATCGCTAACAAGGGTGGGCGAAACGCCGTCTCAACCGTGCCATAATCTTCTTCGACGATGATGACGCCAGAGCCTCCGGCGCCACCGGCCGAGCCACTTGTTCCTGCGCTTCCTGCGTTACCCGCTGCGCCGACCGCATATGAGTACGTCGTCGACGGGTTTGAGATTATGAAATCAAGGTACGCGCCTGCGCCGCCGCCTGACCCAGTCGCAGCCGTTGCGGCCCCGCCGCCCCCGCCTCCTCCGCCGCCAGTGTTTGCTTTTCCTGCTCCACCCGCTCCGATTGCACCTCTTCCTGCACCACCTAGTGCCGAAGACCCGCCGCTCGAGCCAGACATTTGCGACATTGAGCCGTTGTAAAAGTCGGCAAAGCCCTCGCCGCCATTCACGCCGATTCCAAGCCCTACGCTGAGTGTGGCCGTGCCGCCGCCGCCGGCTGCTCCTGAGCTTCCGTTATACGCCGTTGCGCCGCCGCCCCCGCCAGCAGTGTTCGTTCCGAAAGTCGTGTCGCCGCCGTTTCCGCCGTTTCCGCCGCTTGCTGATGTACCAGAGCCCGCGCCACCACCGCCACCGCCAACCATTCTCACGCGAATCTTACGAACGCCGTTCGGTGTTGTGTACGTGCCGGAGCCAGACAGGAATTTTTGAACCGTCGTCGCAACGAATTGAATGCCGTTCGTCAAATTCCGATTCAGCCCCAAATACCCGGCATCAATTTTCACAGTCGCAGTAGTGCTTGAAACCGTCTTCGCATAAACAGATACGGTTTGACCGGACACTGTCACAGACGTCGGAGAGTACGGGAGCCAGATGTTTTTATCGCTCACAGTCAGGCACTGTTGCTCGACAGAGTTAACAGATGAGCAGACCTGTATTTTGTCTGACGACGTTTTTACCCATAGCGTGTTTTCGAAATTGAGACCGGTCGCAGTCGCCGTTTTCGATTGCGAGACGATGACGCCGTTTACTGAGCTGAGCGAGCATGAGAGTGACTGAGCGCCGCCGTCGTCGATGTGGTCGCCAGTGTCAGCGGTGCATGTGCCGTTTGAGACTGTCCAGCCGTTGGTTGCGGAGGCATCGTCGAATGATCCGTTTGTTAGAAGGTTCGTTGATGAGCCTGCGCCTGAGCCGACTTCAACCCACGACGTACCATTATAGACGTTCAATTTATTTGACGTCGTGTTGTAGACCTGAAGGCCCGTCGCCGGCGATGAGATCGCATCTCGCTGAGTCTGCGTCATGCGCGGCGGGAGCATGCCTTTCGTCGTCGATGTGACATCGAGCACAGCCGAAGCATCGGGCGCGGTTTTCTTTCCGATTGCCACGGGGCCGTTTGAAATTCGTCCGTCATCGCGCGCGGGCGCTGCGGCTCCGATTGCAATCGAGTTCAAAACGAAAGTAAGAAGAACGAAAAGCGAAATCTGTTTTCTCATAATCATCCTTGCGTCCTGACCATCCATCCCATTTTCGAATTGGTTGTGTCGTATGTTCCGGCCATCGTGTCCGTCGTGTAAATCACTTGGCCCGTGGCTGCGTTGATATCAAAGTCAATGCCGGCGTTACCTGCGTAGTAAACACGCGAGATTTGCCATGTGGTTCCGTCCCACCACGCGACCAAAGTGCCGACTTCCATCACTGTCGCCGTTGCGATTCGTTTCACCCAGTAGTCGACGATGTGCTTTTTGTAAGCCGACGATGGCACGAGGCCCGTGATGTTGGCACCGCTTTGAGTGTTGCCAATCGCTGCGGTTTGTTCCGCTGTGCTTCCGCCGGCGCCGATGAGGGCGGTGAGCTTATTCTCAAGAGCAACGCCCATGGTGCGGATCGTATTAAACCAACCGCATGGTATTATCTTTCCGTTTGCACGAATTGGTATGTCCGAAAAAGCCAAGCGTGCCCCCTTACGGCGCTACCCAGTAGACTTCAATGAAACCACCGCCACCGCTTCCGCCCGCGCCGCCGGAGTTCGTGTTGTCATCACCACCGCCGCCGCCGCCCGCGCCGGCGCAATATATGCCACTCGCGCCGTTTGATCCGCTTGTGCCGCCGCCGCCAGCGCCACCAAAGCCGCCAACACCAAGGCCCGCTCCACCACCACCGCCGCCGCCTCCGGCAGTTGCGCCGCCGCCAGTCCCGCCCGTGCCTGCGCCCGAGTAATTTGATGCCGCACCATTGCCGCCGTTGTTTCCGGCAGCGTGATAGTTTCCGCCAGCGCCGCCGCTTGTGAAAAAGCCAATCCCTGTCCCGGTCGTGCCGCCGCTTCCGCCAGCGCCATTCATCACGCCACCGACGCCGCCATTGCCGCCAAAGAACCGAAGCCCAGACCCAAATGTTGTTGTGCCGCCAGCGCCACCGCTTCCGCCCGCGCCGCCGCCACCGTACACGCCAGCCGCTCCCGCGCTCCCGCCGGCGCCGATCGTGACCGTGTAGCCACCGCCAGATGTAACCGGCAAAGTAACTACAAATGGATTGGCCCCAACACCACCACCGCCGCCACCTCCGGCAGCGCCGTTCGATGCGCCGCCGCCACCGCCACCGCCACCACCACCGCAACCTACGATGATGACGTTTGAAACATTCGCGGGTACGGTGAAGGTGCCGCTTGAAGTGAAGACCTGGCTTCGCAGTTGAAAGCGGGCATTGGCGTTTAGCTTCGAATAAGTGATTACGCCATCAGCAAGCGACGAAAGATCAAGACCTGAGCTTGTGATGGTGGCTCTGGTCACGCCGCCTGTCTTGAAGACAATGCTGCCGGCAGAGTCATCGATTGAAATCTGCGACGCCGACGCGCCAAAGTAGAGGGCGTTCCATGGATAAGTCGACGTGCCAAGATTCCCGCCCTCCGCCGTCGCGATGCCGGATGAATTCCTGGGCACAAGATCGACCTTAAGTGCTCCGGTGATTTTGTTGAAATCCGAGGCGAAGATCTTCGTGCCAGACACTGCATCACTGACGCTTCCAGTTCCACCAAGCGCAAAGCTTGCCGCTGCAACAACGGCAGGAACTAGCGAAATCGCCCAGATTTTAAGAAGCTTAAAGCGATTCATCAGCCAACCTCTCTTAAATAGAAAACCATTTCGTGATTTGTGGGATCGATGTCCCGCGAGAGTATCTTGAATCGCGCGCTCGCCTCGATCGCGATCGGCAAGATTTCATATGGAAACCTCGCCTCATCCCATGTTGCGAGATCCCAGAATGGTATCTCGGCTGTGTCATTGATTGCGACGTTCGGATAGTCGACGGCGACCTTGTCGAGTACGTTTAGAGAAATCGTGTCGTAGTCGATTGGTGCTCTGATAACGAGCTCGCGCCGCGGCTCTGCGAATTCAGTTTTGAGTGAATCCAAAATCGCCTGGCGCATGACATCGTTCGTAATAAGATCAGTCGAAAGCTCTTTCTTCCTAACTCCATGGGCGCCCACAGAGCTAACGTTTTGCGATACGAGCGATGTATCAGCCCACGTCCAAAAGTTGAATAGGCGATTAAGGCCACTGCGAAAATCAGAGAGGTCATGAATATTCTCAATACCTAAAATGGCTCCCTGTCCATAGAACGTGTGCTTGAGTTCTGCGCTCTCTGCGCGTGGCGAGACAATGACGCCGTCGCTTAAGATGTAAAGAACGGAGTTCGCGAGAGGGAGTATTTCAGCCAGGGCCTCGCGCACTGTTTTGTTTTCAAGCGACGACACATCGTCAACGACCGCGTTGACGCCGCAATTAATGTCACTCGGATCGATCGCGAGAATGTCCGTGATTTCTGGTTGGTCGAGGACGGCAAGCAGAATGTCTTCAAGCGTGTCGCCGTTTGCGATCGAGCCAAACGGCACAAGCGCCTCGCCAAAGATCGACTCTTTGCCAAGCACTTTGAACTTAAGATTTTGATCTTCCGCCTCTTGCTTGAGTGCTGCGTCATCCAAAAGGCCCGTGAATGCCTCAACCTCTTCGCTTAGAGCGACATTGCCGCACACGGCGAAGCCGCAGACCACGTCATAATCCATGATCTCCCAGGTGATTCGCACTAGGGAGTTTGATCGACGGTATTTAAAAATGGAGCCTGGTTGCCCTACGTCCGAGTATCGTCCGCTGATGTTTGCAAGGGTAATCTGGACGCCGCTGTTTTTAAAAATGCCGATGTTGTACTCGTTGTTATCGAGCGACTGCTTTGAAACACCCATGCCCGCCATATCGACGTCATTGGACACATCAATCCAATCGTCCTGATGGATTCCCTCGTCGGTGAATGGTTTGAGATAAACTCTAAACCGACCCACTATCGCCTGCTTTCTACGAGTGTAATCTCGCAATCCAGGCCATTCGCGAAGCGACCGCCGGTCCATTCGGTATCAAGATCGTTTGCGCAAGCCATCAGATAGATGTCTTTTTTTCTGAAGCCCTGAACCGCGGTGAAATGATCAGCCGTGCTACCACCGCAGAGCCAAACAAGAAAGCCGTCAAATGAATCGAACATTGATTCAATCAACGCCCAATCGTCCACCGACTTTATGCTAGGAAATACAAGCGCGCATGAGAACGCGCCAAGCGAGCGCGTGACAGTCGACCGACCGGACAGCATTTTTCGAACCTTTCGGCCCCGCTCTTGCTTTGGCTTTTTCACAAATGGCTGCGCCTGAAACTGCCCCTTCCGGCGTGTGATTATGAGCTGAGCAAGAAGCTTGTCTTGATCCGCAGTCATCGTGCCGGTGATCACGAGCTTCACTTTTGACGTATTGATAGATGCGAAATTGTGATACGTCGTCGTATCGGTGTTCGCGGCCATATTGATCGGCGTCGGGAATGCTTGAAAGGCCGCGCCATCCCAATAGCTCATCGTGTACGACTTGAAGTTGTGGTCAACGAGCAGAATGTCGGTAATCTCATGCTCGTCGACCATGTCTATCTCGAGCGTTGTATTGCCTGCGTCCGACGAGCCGCCAGTGCCCCAGCCAGAATCATTTCGCCTATTTCTCAATTGGTCGACAAAGTTCTGGCCAGCGTCCACGCCGACTGTCGCATCGGTTGCCGATATGACGACATTCTCGTTATCTAAATCAATCTTGTTTTTTTCGAAAATTAGTGGGCCCATTAGGCAGCCCCCAACGACAGGCCAAGCCGGCCACGTTCAATAATTTTCGACTCAACGACTTCGATAAACCCGTCAAGGTTGGCGAATTCAAAGACGTGTTTAATCGTCATCTCGCCGCTCTGATCAGAGCTCTGAGATAAAAACCGCTTGAGGTCCCGGTTTGTCTCGCGCGGCACAACCCTTTCGCCAGGCGCGAGGATGGCCGGGAAGTTATCTTCGAATCCAACGCCAGGAACTTCATCAATACCCCGTCGCAGCCCCTTAATTCCGGTTGCAACGATGGCCGCCGTATTGATTGCTCCTGCGGTTTCAGCCAGCCCAGCAAGAGCGATATTTGGAGCGGGAGGAACGGCCAATGCCTGAGCGGCGGCAAGTTTTGTTGCGACAATCGACTGCGCAATTGCGGCCGCCTTTTGAGCTATGAAGGCCGCTCTTGAGCCACTGTCTGTAATGGCAGTGATGAGGTTGGCTGTGGCTGATGCGATATTCGCCTTTGCTTGTTGTGTTTTTACCTCAAGGTCCAGCTCCTCTTTTCGTCGCTTCTCTGCTTCGGCCTTTGCTTTATCATCCCTGGCCTTCTTATCTGCCGCGAACTTCTCATCAAGAGCCTGAATGGCTGTCTTATGCTCCTGCTCCGTAAGAAGTTCGTTCTCACGCGCGGCTGCGAGCATTTCTAGCTCAGTATCGTACTGCTCCTGAAGCAGTTCGTTCCGCACCTCATTGTCGCCCTCCATGGCGAGGATGAGTTCTTCGGCGTGCTTGCGGCCCTCCTCAGCGAGCTTCGCTTGTTGCTCGGCAACCATGCCCGCCTTGATCTTGTCATCTTTGGATTGACCATCGGACGACTGGTCGGACGCTTTCGCGGCGGCCTTACTCTCGGCGGCATCAATCTGAGATCGGATGTCAGCGAATTCTCTCTTGGCCTGCTCAAGGCCTCTAGTCGCGCTTCCGATCGCGAGCATCAAAGAACCTTTTTCCCATGGAGACGCCCCGTCCATCCTAGATTTTAGGTTCGCCAGCTCGGCGGAAAAGTCAGAGATTCCACCTTGAGCCTTGCGAAGCTTCACCCGCAAATCGTCAGCGCCTGGCCCGAAATGATCACTGATTGCCAATGCGGCACCCTCGGCCGCTTCGGTCAGGTAATTCAACACTGATGAGAAGAATCCTGAGTTGCGAGCCGCATCGGCTACGTTGTCGCCAATATTGCCCATCGCAACGCCAAGGCGATGCAGGGACTCGGTTGCCTCAATTGACTTCTCATCGACATTCTTGAGCTTGTCGGCCCCCTGCTCGAGAGCCGCATTCATAAGCGCTTGCTTGCGACCAGCCTCATTCAGTTTCTCTCCGGTCATTCCGATGCTGGCGGCATATTTTCTTTCGGCCTCTTCTGTATCAATAACAATACCAAACTGCTTAAGTAGCCGAGTGTTGCCCGTCGCGATCGCATCATTGAATGCCTCGAAGTTGGCTACAAGATCACCCCCGAATAGTGCTGTCGCTTTTCGTGCGAGCTCCATCGTTTGAGGAATAACGCTTGCGTTCTCTCCGAGTTGGACAATCGCTCGGTTTGCGGACCGAAGAATTTCGTCATCATCGGCCAGTCCACCGGAGGCCTCCATGAGCCCCTCTCTCAGCGCATCGCTCGCAATACCGGCCGAGGCGGCGAGGGCCTCGAAGGAATTACTAATCTGCTCGTTGCGCTCAGCATTGAGGGTAAGCTCAAGCCAGCCCTTCAGAGCCGCCGCTGCGGCGGCAGCGGCACCGAATGCCATAACCAATGGACCACTCAGAACATCAGAAAGAACACCAACCGCTGCCGAGCCTCGGCCGCCAAGCTCCGACTCGATTGTTTGTCCAAGTCGAGAGAACGAGCCGCCAAGACGATCCGTTTCCTTGTCGGCCTTGCCGACCATCTGCGCGAGGGAGTCTGTCGCTCCCTTTGTTGCGCTTTCAGTGGCCTTCGTTGCCTCGTTCAAAGACGAAATGAGCTTTTTGTTTTCGCCGGATATTGTGACGACGAGTTCTTCAAGCTCAACCTTTGCCATCTTTGAACCTCTCCATTAGCTCCCTGAGACGAGACTGGGTCATTGGAGCGTTATCGCTTGGGCGCCCAAAGAATCCTTCATAAAGAGCCCAGAACTCACACGGCGTAGCGCTCCAAAACTCACACCGATCCTGACGCATACGGCACACCCAAATCTTCAGATAATCGCGATACGGCGTAGACGCGTCCGGATCTACCCATTCAGTTCCAGGTCTACCGTCGTATTCTTTTTTTTTACCTCTTTCGGGAGCACGATATCGTCAATCGGGCGACCAGCGTACGCGGCACCGACGTACTTTCCGCACATCATGAACAGCCGCGGATAACCGTGCGCTACAATCAACTGACCAAGCTCCTCGTAGGTTGGAGGATTTGGGTTGCGCTCCGGAGCTCCTGCTATTCCTCCCCACGTAATCGCCACCACATCGTTCAGGCTTTGATCGCCACGAAGGAATTTATTTACAAGACGCGCGAGCGTATGACCCGCCCGCTGCTCCATCTCAACTAGACCCTGGAAGCTTGGCCGAAGAACGAAAGTTCGATCCCCGATCCTTAGCTCGATCTCGCCAAGAACTCCGTTCACCATGCCGTGATCCCTCCTTCAAATAACTATTAGGGCTCTGAGCCATCGTCGAACGTAACCTCACCAGACGAAGCCAAGCTCAGCGACCATGTCTGTTCGCCGTTGTACTCGCCGGCAAGTTCACAGCTCGTGATCTTGAACTTGCCTTCGAAAGTGATGTCAGCATCTGCGTCGATAATCTGGTAGTTGCGCTGCTTTCCAGAGATCACGTCCTTCATCGCTTGCTTCATCGCGGCATCATTGGCAAATACGCCACCACCAGAGATTGCCATCGAGCGAATGCCCGCCTCGTCCAGTGATTCCTTCCACTGGTTTGAGCCGTGGTTTGTGATGTCCACCTCTTCATTGTTGATGCTCAGTGACTTCGAACGAAGGCCGCCGATTGTGACGAATGTTCCAGGAGTTGATGACTCAACTTTGAGCAACAGGTCTTTTCCGCCTCTTCCTGACATCTTAATTTCCTCCAACTAAAAGTTTGAACCGTTGAACTCCGTGATACGTTTGGCCGTCGGGATCTTTTATCGTCTCGCCGAACTCAAAGCGCAGCACGACCAAAGAGAAGCCATCGATCGCAATCGAGCCGTTGTGCAAGATGCGATAAATCTCCCCCATGATCTCCTTGCATTTCTTTCGACCGCCACCTCGTGCCCATGTGTGAATCGTAACGATGGCGTTTGCACCGTCAAACGTGTGCGATCCCCAGTCACTGAGTGTGTTCTCGCCGATCGTGACATATGGAAAGGCTGTCTTCTCCGGGACCTGATCGAAAACCCCAGTCGCCATGGATGTGAGCTGAGCATCGCCAGACAGCGCGTCGAATATTGCCGCTTGAATTGGAAGGTCTGGACTAATAGCCATTAACCAACCTTCTGGCCTTTCTTACGACCGCCTCTGAAAATTGCCTTCAATTGCTTCTTGGTAATCTCAAGCGCAGGTCCAAGCCATGGTCTTGCTTCCATGAGCTTCGTTCCGAATTCCAGCCACTTGAGATATTTGAGATTGGATCCGACAACTCCGCTGAATCCATCTTCGGTGATTTCCCAACCAATATTTTTGATCGCGGTTCCCGTATCAGTATTCGGGGCTTCACCAGGCTTTGCGGCCACGACCTCACGCTTTGGCTTATATCGAGTCTGGGGTGTTCCAGGGGACTTGTTGCGAATCTGCTTTACCGCTTCGTTATGCAAGACCAGCGTGGCTGTTTTCACGTGCGCCCGATACGCATCCTCGTATTCCGATTGAACCTTCGAGATTGCCTTTGCGACTTCTTTGCTTCCGATGATTGCGGTCTTTACTCTCATGACCCCGAGACCTCCTCGCAAGAAAGCTCAAGCCATTGATTGCGCTCCTCGACATTCACGATACCGAGAATCTTCAGGGTCCGGCCGCCATGCATGATGCGCATCTCAGGGTCGATGCCAAAGCGAAATCGCAACTTCACCAAATGAGTAATGCTCGACTCGATCTTCTCGGCAAAGAACCGCTCACGCGCGCGCAGGGGTTTCACCTCCGCCCATACCGTCGCGAATGTTTGCCATGTCTCAGAGAAGCCACCAACGCCGTCTGGCGCCTGAGCCTTCTCTTCGATCGTGATGCGATGGCGAAGCCGACCAGCGCTCATAGGCGCATCACCTCAAACGACTGAAGGAGTGCCTTCGCTCCGAATTCGACTTCCTTCGAAATCGTTCCGGTCACGACCGCCTCGCGGTTCTCGAACCAGTGTCCAGCGATCATCTTGATTGCTTGTTTGATTTGCTCTGGCACCGCCGAGGCATTGCCATACCCGGCAACGAATCGAATGCATATTCCATTTGCTGGCCGAAGCGCCGTACTCGGCCAGACAGAACCAGAGTTCAGTACCACACGCCCGGGCGTGGATACCGAATCAACAAAGTAGTTTGCGGCATCGAATGTCGATTCGGTGTTACTCGTGTCGAAAGTCTTAAAGAAAGCCACGCTCTGAAGCGGGGCCTTCGGAATCTCGATGTGTCGGATCGCCTGCGTGAGATCCGTAAGCGGCCCCTCGCGCATGCCATCCCACCAATCGGCTCCCGGCCTGCGTTGTGACGGGAACACGTCAAGCCAAAGCTCCCAGGTCTGAGAAATAAACACGCAACCAGTCATTCGCTCAGCCATCTGCCTGGCGGCCACAATGAGCGATGAAATCAACGCGTCTTCGGTCGTGCCGTCAACGCGCAGGAAATCTTTCATCTCGTTAAGCGAGACCGGTTCTTCGCTCGGAGCGGTGACGAGCTTTAGCGACATGGCTTAACTCCATCAGCGAGATTTGTTCTCTGGCGCGGCTCCCGCGTTCTTCCCTTTGCGCTTTTCTTTCTGAGCCACTTGCTTTCCCTTTCCGTTTTGCGACGCTGCCACTGGTTGCGCGGGCCCTTGATCTTCGCTTTTCGGTTCATGCTTCGGCTCCGTTGCGTCTTTCGCGACACCCATCGAAATGAAGGCCTGCGCGAGTTCATCGCCCAGAGGATACGTCTTGCCGCCCTCGTACGACCGCACGGGCAATGCGATGCCCTTGTGATCGCGATCAGAGCCAGGGGTAGTTGCCAGCATTAAAACCAACATAATGACTCCAGCATGAAAGGTGCGCCCCAGGATGAGGAGAGAAACCCTAGGGCGCAAAATGGTGTTTGATTAAGCGACCGGACGAACCGACGCATGGCTCTGCACCGCAACCGCGGAGATGAGAGCCGCGCTCGCGTTGCCCGCGGGCGTGATCGTAAGGCGCGTGTAGCGCTTCGTTCCGATGTAGCCGAGTTTGCGAACCTTGTTGTCATCGTCAAACTTGAAGCCAGCCAGATCCTCGGTGCCGAGAAGATCAGCGTCCGCAACCGCGTTTGAATTATCCATGTTTGCCGCGTCACTCTCTTCGAGCAACACCGCGAATGTCGCGTCCGCATCAGCGACCGAGCCGATGGCGATCGCATACTCGAGCGAATCGAAGCCCTGGTTGTCGATGATCTCGCCGACTTGAGCGGTGTTATCAGCGACAGAGACAGGGCTCAGCACTCGGCTCACCTTGATGTTGTTGTGAAGGTCCTTCATTGGGGTCTCCTTGAAAAAGTTTTGAATTCAGACTTAAGAAAGGAGCTGCCGCTTGGGCAGCCCCTCGATTCGAGGATCAGGTGATTATGTGCCGACCTTGAGCAGCTTGATCGCTTCGTGGACAACCACATCGCCACCGACGCGCTTCGTGAAATCGAATACGACGAACGGCTTCTTTGTGTATGGGTCGCGCAGGATGCGCACGCCGATGCGGTCGACGATCAGATAGCCGACTTTGAAGTTGCCGTATGCGATCGGGAGCGAGCCAGCCGCAATCTCTTGCATGTCTGCCGCCTCTTCGATCGGCGAGCCGAGGAGAGTTGACGGCTTGTCGGCCTGAAGGCCGGGTTGCCAGAGATAGTTGTTGTCATTGCCCTTCAGCTTACGTGCTGCCGAGATCGACAGACGCGTTGCGAAGAACACCGAACCTTTGCGGTAGCCGCTCTTCAATGCGCCCACCAGGTCGATGATGCCGTCAGCGGTGAGCTGCGAGGCATGGCCCGACTTGATCTGTTCGATCTGTCCTGCGCCAGTGCCGGCGGCAAAAGTCAGGAAGCCGCGGGGTTTCTTCACGCCATTGCCGTTCGCGAACACGTTCGCCTCGGTACGAGCAAACTTGTCGACCGCCTTCGCGCCAAGCATCGACTCAACGTCGTAGCCGGCATCGTCGAGAAGCTTCTGCGTTGCCTTCGGGCTTGCAGTGAGTTCGTGAGTTGGAATGCTGAGCATACCAATACCGAACGTTCCGGTCTCGTTGCGCGCGTCAGTTTCACCGGCCCATTTTGCTTCGATCTCATCGCCATCAGTCGGAGCCTCGAATGCGTCCGAGCTAATCTGAATCGAGCCGAAGTATTGGCGGAACGGCGAAGTCTCGAAGAGCTTCGTCTGGATCATCTCGCCAACCTCGGGGCGAACGAGATAACCGCCGCTGGGATCAGAGCCAGACGAAAGAGCTTTCTCTTCGCGGCCGCGGCGCATGTAGGAATTCATCGCAGCCTTATATTCCTGATCCGCTTCGCGACTGAACTTCTCTTCGCGGAACAAGAACGGAGTGGTCGCCTTGTACTGGGCGAATCGGCCTGCGTCTTTCTCCTCTTGCTCACCACCAGTCGGTCGGCGATTGAGGGCGGTCTTGAGTTCTTTGAGTTCGGCGTCGAGTTTTCCGACGTCTTCGTTTGCTTTATTGAGCTTCTGCTCGAGAGTCGGATCAACCGAACCTTTCGACTCGATTTGTTTGAGTCGCTCATCGTTCGCCTTTTTGAATTGGTCGAACGCCGTGCCGAGTTGATCGATTTTTTCCTGTACCTGAGTTTCAATAGACGGCATGAATTCCTCCGAGTGCCTGGTTAAGTTTCGCTTCCTGCTATGGCCTCAGCGCTTGAGCGCCTGGATTGCGCGGTCAAGGGAGTGGACCAACTTGTCCGGCTCACCAGAACCTTTTGCGGCTCCAATGCGTTGGAGTGCGTCCAAAACGTCTTTATGGCTGTGGCCGATTTCTTCCATGTGTTTAAAAAAAACGTCCGTGAGCTCATCGAGTCCGAGGTCACGACGTTCATTCCACGCCTTCGCGGCAGTGATGAGGGCTTGCTGGTTCATCCCAAAAGTCACGTGGGAGTGCTCCCACATCTTCACTTCTTGGAGTCGACGAACGACGGGTCGCTCTTTGTCAGGCACAGCTTTGGTCGGGCTGTAGCCGATCGAGAGACCAAACGGAACACCCAGACGCAGAGATTGCTTGGCAAACGAATACTCTTCGCGGCCAAGCTGGGTGTCGACGTTAAGCTCTTCGGTCACGAGAAGACCGTGGTCATCTTCTTTAGCCTCGGTGTTATAGCCGATCTTTTTCGCCGGTTCGTGCTGATGCAGAATCGGCCAACGGCCCTTGGATTCCTTGAGTGTTTTTTTGAACGCGCCCTTCTCAACAACGTCGTCTCCGAGATCGATGTTGCCAAAGACCGAGGCGTAGCCAACGACAAGCCCGTTTTCGCCGACTTCCTTGACCTCAAACGGACGACTCAGGAATTTCATCAGCACTCCATGAGAGAGAAGATTCGTGACCCAACAGATTCACTCTCGTTCAAGCATTTGCTCAAGCAAGTCAGCCCACTTGCTTCAGCACATCACCGCCAAAGTCCTTCATGATCGCAGCGACGTTCGCTCGGAATACTCGCTTAAAGTCTGATGCTGAATTCTCGAGCGTGACATCGATCACGCGCTCGAGCGACCGTTGGTCGGTCACGCCCGCAAGAGCGCGCACGAGGCCCTCGCCTTCTCGCTTGAATACTTCTTTGATTTGAGCCGCAAAGCTGCGCTCGAAGGTCGCCCGCTTGCGCGCGATCGTGACGATATGACGGCGCTTGGCTGCTTGGCTTGAGAGATTGATAGATTTTTCTTCGCCAGCTTCGTAGACCAGAACGCATCGGCAATTGACAACCTGATCCGCCGGCGCGTCCTTGTCGCCAGGGCCATCCATTTCGTCGGGCCCGTCGACTGATGGCACCATGAATTTCTCGTGCATCGGGATCTTCGTGCCGTTCATCTTCATGTGATTAGTTGCATCATCGGCATCAGCGCCGCGGGTGCGGCTGTCATCGGCCGACACCCACTCCTTAAGCATGTTTGGGAGCCCGAGCGCGGAGGCCGCCGCCCGAGACCCTTCATTTGACGCTACCGTCGTCTCTGTGCGTGCGATCGTCCGAGCCCGCCCCTCGGACATCAACTTGTAGACACTCTCAACCTCGGCCTGAATAGACACCGAAAGCTCATTGAGATTCGTGCCCTCTTCGATGTGATCTTTTATTGCGTCGCGTATAGCTTCAGTGACGCGCTTCTTTGAGGTGCGCTGAATCCCTGTCACTCGGTCGCCAGCGTATCGGTCGACGAACCGATTCACGAAGTCGCTAAACCGATTCTCCGCCGCTTTGTGTTCGATCGCTCGCGTGCGCGCCGAGTTCGCCGACTTTCCTTCGTCGGCAGGGTCGGGGTCGTCATCGCCGGGATCGTCAGATTCAGAGTCATCGTTGCCATCGCTATTAGAACCACGGCCGCTCGAAGATTCATTGCTCACTCCCTCGGCAAGTAGATCAATTGGAATCTTGGTGGCGTCTTTATACAGAGTGTCCCCGCCTGGGAGCGGCTCATAGCCAACGGCCTCGCGCTTTTCATTGTCAGTTAGAAAGTCAGCATCCTTCACGCGCGCCCACACGGCCTCGCGCTTCACCGCGATCGCATCAATTGAATCGCGGTCATAGTCGAGAACGAGGCCTTCGCCGAACGCCGGAGCTAGCCAATTGTTTAGCTCGGTCACTAAAAAATCCATGGTTGGTAAAACTGTATCTTCGTACAGGGCGAGTCGCGCTTCTTTCTGGTTGTTGTAGGTCGAGTCACCTGGAATACCGAGAAGAATCGGCGGATAGCCGAACGCGAGCGCGATCTCGCGCGCGGACATGTTCTTCCCTAGGATGTACTCCATGTCCTTTGGAGAGAGTCCCATCTCACGCCAATCAAGCCCGCCCTCGAGAAGCATTGGGCGGCCGGCATTGTGCGAACCTACGAACTTCTCCTCCAGTTTTGCTTGGAGGCGCTTATACTGCTCATCATCGAGCTTCCCGGATGGGTTCTTGTCACTCACTGAAACGACAAGAGCACCGCTCGGAGTTGCCTTGTTCTGCATGAGTGCCAGATTGTAGAGTCCGGCCTCATTATGGTTATCGACCGACATGACCGCGGCTTCGATCGGGCTCATGCCGTACCAATCGTCAGTGGGGTGGAACGTCTTCATGTGAAGAACCGGAGAGTGCCCCTTCACCTGGTCAACCTGATAGCGAACCTTGTTTCCGCCGAACTCGTACAGGTACGCCTCGGGCAGTCCCATCGAGCCAGGTATCACCTTCATGCGATCCGGACGCGGCACCCACAGCTCTTGCGGAGCCGCGCCAGGCGTCGGACCGCTCGCCTCAATGTACGTGTTGCCCGCGATCATGAAGAACGCGATCAATCGTTCAATGAAAGCCGCGCGTCCCTGCATCGGGTTTGGACGCATGAGGAGATCGAGCATGGGATGCTCCTCGATCTCCTGCTTCGCAGCCCCTTTTCGCTTCTTGTAGAGCAGAAATGGGATCGCGCCGCATGAACGCGAGATTCCAGTGATCGCGCGATAGGCAACGACGTTTTTCTCGTAGGCCTCTTTTGAAAACCCCGCGTAGTTCCGCGGCGTCGAGACAGCCTGGCCGACCTTCTGCATTGCGAGCGCGGTTTGACTTGGGCTTTGCTTTAGGAAGATCCGACGAAACAGATTCTGAATTGGCATCAATCCTCCGGGCTACAGAATTGACGCTAGCCGCGTCATTTGCCGGGGCAAGCCTATGGCGGCGCTTGCCTTTTGGCCTGGGGTGTAACATCAAGAATGCAAACCATTGATGGGGAAAGACCATGACTCCTGAGCAGATGAATGCCGTTCTCGCAGCCCTGGCGACTAAAGCCGCAGACACGTCAATGAGCCTCACCGATCATATCGCCGCATGGTCCGCTTTTGCCTCCGCGATCATCTCAGCTGCCGCACTATGGGCGACCGTCCACTTCTACCGAAAGCTCGTGGCAAATGACATTCTGAGAACTCAGAGAGATGGCGCCCGCGAAGAACGCGAGCGCATCGAGGCCGTAAAGAAGGAGGTCTCAGAGCGCCTCCAGGCTGCAGGGAATAATCCGGCCGTGATCCACGACCAGTGCATCTCACTCAGGAAGAAGTTTCCGCACGACGCACGACTCATTCTTGAGGTGTATTCGCAAACATTCGAAGATCCCATTAGCTTCGAAAGCCTGGGGTCGACAGGAACGCTTCTCAATCGACTCAACTTGCTTGACCCAGGGTACTGGCCGTCCCCCAAGGAGTGGCTGAAAAAGGCTGAGTAATCACCTGATATCCGGCTCCGGCACCGGCTGCGCAAGCGCATTGAACGCGCCCGAAAGCGCGTCAACCTGGTCGTCGTGATTCCCATCAGGGAAGTTCGTTAGCTCCTCGAAAAACGCCTTGTTCCACTCGGCACGTCTAACAAGAATGTTTCCAGCTTCGGCCTGCGATGATGCCGGGCCCGCGCGCGTGACCTTATCGCCCGTCGCTGACACTGCGGTAACTCTGAACCCAGCGAGCTTGCCGATGATGTACGAGATCTCGGCCTTGCCGCTCGCGCCCGGCTCTTGCTCGAGCACGATCTCAACCGCCACGCTGTCGGTGGTCGCGGTGTTCTTGATGATCTGATCGCGCTTAAATGGCGAGTACCGAAAGCGTTCAACGTGCTCGACATAAAAGCGACCATCGACAAGCTTTGATAGCTTCACACCAGCGGTATAATCGGGATCAGTCCCTTCTGTTGGCTCAGTCGCAGCGCGGTCCCAGAAGCGCACAGTCGAAACCACAGCGCATGGTGGGCCATCGACAACCGGGAAGTAGTTCTCTTTGAAGAGAAGCCCCGCGGCTGCTTTTATCTTCCAGTTGCCATCAAGCAGGCGCGCACGTTGCACCTTGTCCTGGGCCTTCAGGTTCGCGAGATAAGCTGGGTCTTTCTCCATCAGGATTTTGTTATCGGCGAGCTTTGCTGGGATGAACGTCACCGACTTCGGCATGCACTCTTTGCCGTATCGCGCCTCAAGCTCCTCTTTTGTGTCGGCCCAAATGATCTCGTCATTTTCGCGAATGAACCAACGAAGCTTGCCAGCACGCTCCGGAATCGGAAGTCCGGTCTCGGGATCGAGCCACCACGCAATGAACTTTGCTACCCATGAATCAGGGTCCGGGTTCGTTGTCGCCCTGATTGTGCCAGGTATGCCCGACGTCGAGCGGTTCCGAGAGAGCATGTAGAAGAATTGGTGAGCCGAGAAGTGCGTGAGCTCGTCAAACCCAATCCATGGAATCTCTGCGCCCTGCCAGTCGTAAACCGTACTGTCGTACTCGAGGTGCGCGAACTTCATCTTCCAATGAGTGGGCGCGTACCACTCGAGCGTCGTCTCCTTTGGATCACACTGGAGAAGCGGATAGATTCGCCTCGAAGCGTCCCAGAGCCCTCCAGGGTTTCTCACTTGCGTTGTGTTCCGGCGAAAGATCACGCCCGCGAATTCTTCGTTGTGATAGTGCCTGAGTGGATCAATGAGAAGTGCATAGGTTTTTCCGCCGCCGGCGGCGCCGCCGTAAATACCGATGTCAGCCGGCGTTCCAAGAAACGTCGCCTGTGGCCCTGGCTGCGGTTTGATCTCAATCTTTTCGTTCTCTGCCATTTGATGGGAGACTCACGATAATTGTTGGGAGCATCTTCCCGTCTTCGCCCTTAAGCTCGACGGCCTTGCGTTGCGGGTAGAGATACTTGCATGCCTGGGCTGCGGCAGACGCACGTATTGACGGGGTAATGTTGTCTTCGTAGATGCTTGCGTACTGGTTCGACGAAACCAGGCGTTTCTCTTTCGTGTATCCGAGCTTTTTCCAGTCGCCCGCCGCAAAACGCAGCAACACCTCGAACGGATCAACACCCAGGCGATCAGCGATCTCCTGGGCATTCGTTGTCTTCTTGTTCGGCGTGCCCTTAGATCGGCCGCCTGACTTCGATCCATCGCGGTTAGCCATCACTGCCTCTCGGGTACGAGCCGATAGAATTTAGAGCCGTGCCTGATAAACATGTCTGCCGAATATTCGTCGCAAACAGTCTGCGGCTGAAGCAGCGTGAATTTGCCCATCGCCATCGGCATCAACTGAACATGATCGCGAATGCAGGACCTATACGGGTATCCCCACTCGGGCTCATCGCTGCATCCGCTTACCATAGAAAGAACGAAAAGGACGGCGAGACGCTTCATTTCACCTCCACACCAACGCGAAGCACTTTGGCTCCAAGTCTAAACAGAGCGAGTGCTAGCCGCTTCCGCCATCCCATGAATCCGAACATCTCGCGCTCGAGCGCAGTGGTATCGACTCGAATCGTAATGCCTCTCGCGATCTTGCGAGCGTCTAGCCGGAGTTCCATCGTCTACCCCCATCTACTTTAGATTGCGGTCTTGGTTTGCTGGCTCAACCTGCTGCGTACTTGCGTTTGAACGACTGAGCACAGAACCGGCAGATGCGCTCGCCCTCGTACCTGTCGGTCTTTGGATTGAATCTCATGGTGATCATTCTCTCGCCGCAGTCGTAACAGGGCTTCTCGATCACACTCGGCACACGCCGTCCGAGTGCGCGACAGGTTGACAGCCGAGGCTTTGACTTCCTTAGCTTGAATGCCCGCTCGGTCTTCGGCCCAGTCATCTGAACACGCCTGGCCATGCTCACTCCCGACTCACTTAAGTCGCCCATACCTCGGCATCACGCGCTTAAGAATTTTCCGAACGACGATTTCACTCATGCCGTATGCTTGGGCAATTTCAGATGGCTTGAGTCCTGCGCACCAGAGTTCTTTGATGCCGCTCTTAAGGCCCTGGCTGAATCCGTGCGGAGCGAGAATGAGATTCGGACCCTTGGGCACAACGACCATCGGCTTCGGTTTCGAGAATTTACTCTTGAAGAAAGTCAGTAACCCTGAAGCGTCCATGCTTGATCACCGCAGCGTGTGTGATGAACTGAAAGTTTTCTCTATTGTGCTTCATGAATCGTGAATGCGGAAAGTTTACTTAAAGTTTACTTCAGGACCCCTCTTGCGAATGACCGAGAGTGTGCGATTTAATGTGTGCATGTTTGATGTCGATGATCTTCACGAAAAAGCCGGAAAGAAACGACACACGATCGCTTGCTCTGGCGACCTCTCACAGCAAATCGATGAATTCAAAAAAGCTTTCGGCAAACGCAAGACCGCTGAAATCATCAGGCGCGCAATCGCTGCGGGTCTCGCGTTCGCCGACAAAGAACTTCGCAAAGAAAAATAACCGGCAGGACGCCGCAACGGCCATGGACGGCCAAATTAAGGAGGATTCATGAAAATCGCACTCATCAACCAAGGTCTGTCGCGCCGTGAAGCGGACGTTGCCGAGCTTGTCTCGAAAGGCCTTTCCAATAAAGACGTCGCGGAACGACTCTGTGTTTGCGAGAAGACGGTTAAGTTCCACCTGACCAGCGTCTATAGAAAGATGGGTATCAAGTCGCGTGCGCAGCTCATCGTGAAGTGCATTGGAACTGACAGCCCCGCGAATGAGAGTAAGTTGGTCGCGTAAGCAAAGGAATCGAACCAATGTCAGAACCCGTCCACAAAGAACGAGCTGCGGCCATTTGCGGTGTCGGCGTCCAATCAATTGATAACTGGATTGAGTCGGGACACCTGGCCCCGACGAGCAATGTCGGTAAACCGATGTTTCGGATGAGCGATCTCGACCGCATTCGAGCGCTCCGAGTGAAGTACGGCAAGGGCTGGGTCCGACACATCGATGACGACGGAAAGCCCGAATCATCGCCGGCTTCTGTGTCGCCGCCCAACTTCACACATGGCGGGTTTATTCCATCCTCGCAACAACCAACGGACCATCTTCGAGAAGTGATCGAAGACATCCATAACAGAGTTCATCACATGACGCCGGCGCCAGACGTGGACGAGCTCTCCCTATCCGATCGCACACAAATCGCGATATGCCAAAAGCTCATTCGCCGCGCGCGCGAGCTGGATAAGCAGGGCAAGCGCGATGCCGCTATCGAGCTTCTTTGGACGGTCATCGATGAAGTGTTTGAGGAGCGCCCAGCCGCCTAGGCTTGCCCCTTCAATCGCGCGACCTCAGCCTCCAACTTCCGAATCTTCTCCTTCGCCGCGTGCAGCCCGCCGGCGCACCGATCCGCGATGCGCGCGTGCGTCGCGACGTCATTCGTAAGTTGCCGAATCCGAAATCCCGCCGGATCACAGTGCGGGCAGTTGCCATCGGCGTGGACTTTCGTCGCCCCGATGCACGTTGCGCTCTTGTCGAATTTCGGCATTGCGCATTTGCTTAAGTGACGCTTCAGTGCCTCATCCCAGCCCCACTCTGCGTATGCCATCAGCTTATTGGCCAGATTCGATCCTCTCTCGAATCCGTTCGCGATGATATAGTCATAACAGTCTTTGTTCGGGAACGGGATCCGTGTCGATTCATCTTTCGCGTCGGTCATTTCTTCATCCTTCGCCGGCTTATCATCGGTACATGCAAAATGAGCATCGTCGTCGATATCAAGCGCTCCAAGGGCCGCATAGAAACCCATCACAAAAGCATAGGCCTCGCGCTCGGTTTCGAATTTATTCTCGACGACCACTCCCTCGTCTTCATGGCAAATCTTGGCATAAATTTTCATCCCTCTCCCTCCCGAGTCGCGCGTTTGAGCCAGTCACGATGCAAGGGTGAGATCGACGTCTTGGACGACATTGTGTCTACCGCACGCCTCACCAACTCCTTCAGCCGTCCGATCTCAGCCTCAAGCTTTGAAACTGCATACCCTTGCTGAAGGTTAGACTCCATTTCCGATGCCAAATCATGCTCTAATCGCTCGATCTCCTCGTCTTTCGCGATCAAATTAGAAAGCGACTCATTCCAAAGCCTGTGAAAGTGATCGACTGTTTCGCCAGCCTTTTGCCGTTCAGCTTTTAGCCGCTCGATCTCTTCCTTAGCCTCTGCAATCCAATCTCTGTTCATGTGATAGACCTTTTCTATTTGCTCCAACTCCTCGATTCGAGCGCGGTCCTTTTCGTGCTGGTATCGAGCGCCATTTCTGAATCCTTGCCAAAACCATGTGCGCTCTTGTTTCTCTTCGTGGCTGACGTGCTTGTCTTCGGGATAACCAATCCCTATAGACTTCATGGCTACAACAACCGCCTTCTCATCAAAGTTCGCGCTCATTTCGCATACCCCCTCAAGAACTGGCAATTCTCCTTGATGCGGGCCAGATACATTTTGATCTCTTTGTCTGTCGGATCTTTATCGATCCTGGACTCAAGCGTTTTGATCATGGTCACAATGCCCATCATTTGTTTGTGGACCTGATCTTTTAGCGCCCCAAAATCTTCAGCCAGCTTCGTATGTCTACCTAGAATTTCGTCGCTCATTTCTTCACCAACCTTAATCGACGTGTGCCGAATCCTGGTGCATGCGCAGGAGGGTTATCCTGATCACATGGATTACACTCACACGGCTTTCCAGGGCTACATCTGCATTCAACATCCCATGCCTTGTCCGGATGATTTTCGCACACCCAGCGCTCGCCCTTACACTTTACACATTCGTTCGCGTCGCTCACGGGGCTTCTCCTTTGGTTAACTGGCTAACGACAATCGGCACAGAGACAGGCCATACAGCCCCCATGGTCGCAGCAATACCAACACACTCGGAATTCGACACACCGTGGGCATTCCAGCACGTGTATCCTACCGCTCCACTCGTAATGCCGAATCCGCCTAAGTAGATATAGAGAATCAATTCAAGCCCCATCGCTCACCCCAACTCCGCAAACGTCAGCAGACACAAGACACGGGCGTCAACGATATGCCTCCATTCAATTGCCCAAGACTCGAAGGCAACACGGTCAGAACACAGGTGTTCTGACCACGATATGCCAATCGACATTTCATAGAAGTCACCGAAGCGTTCTGGTAGTAATTCATCGTGATCACCAGCGATACGAAGCGCATCACAGCAATAAACTACCTCACTACTCGCCACTAACTCCGCAGCTCTAAGCACAATTTGTTTTTCTCGTCGTGTGAGTTTTTTCATTTCATATCTCCAATCAGCCGATACGTCGCCCAGTAGCCAGGGCCAACTGCGATTCGCTCAATCGCTCCGCGCCTGCGAAGCTTGTCAATCGCTCTTTTCATGAGATTGTGGTTCATGTCGTTAATCTCTTCTCCGACAGTCCCCAATATCTCTTTGATGTTCATGTTGCTCTGAGACAGAGCTGCGACAACATCGCGCTCCACGTCCGCATTAGTTTTCCATTTCATTACGCGAACTCCTTGTGAAGTTTTCCCATCACGCGATCATATTGGCGGAGCATGTCTTCCGTCGCGTCACGGCGGTTCTTAAGCCACGGGCCTTCCTTCATCGCGATGTCGTCAGGGCCCTCGATGTGAACTGACATCACCCATCGAAAACCCTGCTCAGACTGTTCAATCGCCGCGCATGTCTTGATCGCAATCTTCGGATAGTAATCTTCTCTCGATTCAGTCATGTTTCCTTCCCTCGTAATTTATTTCCGCATGCATCAGTTCAAGCTTTCCGATGCAGTTTTTATAAATATCAAGCCAGTACGGCTTGTGCTCAGCGTCCCCGCTCTTGAATCCATTCCACGCGCGAAGCATGTGACCGAGTGTTCGGTTAAGCTCAGCCGCTCGTGCGATAAACCGCTCCTGGGCCACAGGCGAAAGCGGCAACACGGGCGATACGTTCGACGGCATGTCTTCAAGATTGACTCTGGGCTTTCGCTTTTTCGCCACATCATCCTCCGGCCGCTATCGCTGGCTTCGCCTTCGAAACCTCACCAGCCTTCGGGCACACCGGAAAATGCCTGATGAAAACCTCGCCAGCAAACTCGCCGGGTATTGCTTCAAACTTGCCGCTGAGCTGACTCCACTCGATCGAGTACGGGTATTTGATCCGCTCAAACGAAGCCGGGCGTCCGTCTGGCAAAATCGCATACGCGACGTCACGACCGCAGCGGCTGCACTTGCCGTACTTCATGCGCTCACCGCTTGGCCTGGTTGCGCACCAAGCGTCGAATGCGCGGTTTTGAGGTCAATCGCCAGCCGCTCACGATTGCGCTCAGTGTCCTGCATCGCGCGCACCGTGCTCATGAGCCTGGCCCTGGAAATCCATTCCCAATCGTCGCCGATGAACGATTCGATTTCCGGATCGCCCTGCCCGAATTTTTTTATCGCAGCGAAAAGCCGCGCGGCGAGATCAAGCCAGCGTTCGGGCCCAGCTCCCTTGCTCGGGCCGCCCACTTGGGTCTTCGGCCACGCGTCGTCGAACCAGTGATCAAGCGCAGCAATCCAAGCGCCGAGGTCTTCGGGGATCTTTTGCTTCGGGCGGTGGTAATAACCCCAGGCGCGAAGCCCGGTTCGATTCTGAAACTCGGCGTCGGGATAGAGCCTGTTCCAGAGTTCTCGTTGCTCGGCGGGAATGTCGGCCAGGAGTGATTCGAAATCCCTTGGCCGGTAGGCATCAGATTTCTTCTTCGTCTTTCCGGAAGAAGAAGAAGTTTCGTTAGAAACTTCTGAAGAGAGAGAAAGAGAGGAAGAAAGAGAAAGAGGTTCGGTTTCGTTCGGCTCCGTTCGGTTTTCGTTCGGAGGCGTGTTCGGCGGTCGTTCGGTTTCGTTCGGCTCCTGTTCGGATTCCGTTCGGTTTTCATCCGATGAGTCGTCGTTCTGCGGAAGGTTTGATGCGTTGCTCGGTATCGCGGTGCCGCTGCGAGCTTTTCGCGCTTCGGCTGATTTCTTTCCAGCCTCGCTTTTTTGCGCCTTGCCGGCCGCAAACCACGCGAATTCGTCCTGGCTGCCTTTGACGTACACCCCATCGTCGCGTCGCTCGGCGAGCCCGACGGCGATGAATTGAGCGCTATGAGGTACGATATCAAAGAGATGCGTCGGCACAAGTCCAGCGCCGTCCTTGTAGTAAACGAAAGCAAGCCGCCAAAGTCGCATCGCGACGGCATCGCCAATCATTCCAACTTGCTCGAGAAGAAGTGATCGACGCGGGTCTTCAAACCATTTATCTGTAATGTTGATACTCAT